TTGATCCCGATGTCAAAGGACAAAATATGCTTTTTCATTTCCGTCATTATGTGCGACTAGAAAGATATGCCTTCAATTCATATGTGTTGAATTTACTTAAGTCAGTTTCGGAACATGCATCATGCATTTTTTTCCAATAAAAATCCTTTAAGTAATATTTATTCATTTTACACGCTTTCAGATACAACTCCGACATAAACCTATGGAAATAATACCAGAAATGCTGCAATGTTTTGAACCTTTTTGTCGGTGCAATCATAGGTCGAAGCCACGGTAAAAATGTCTCGAGCATACTTACCGGAATTTGTCGGGTTAGATCCACTGGTAGTTGATAATCATAGGTAGGACACAACACCTGCGCACGGTTATCGGTCAACACATGGGGTGTGTTATCAACGAGGATCATCGACTGAATATCGTTCATCGTTTTAAGTTTGTATTGTTTTGCCAGGCGTTTGTAAACTATTCCACGGACTGTATCTAATGACTTGATATAGGATCCATTCTTGCAAATACAATGTGTCCGGGTGAATAAAGGGCGGTTAAATTTAAAACCCAGTTTCTGTTCTACGCGTGGTATAATAAACTCGGCCCATTCGGTATCAGATGCAGTATATATGAAAAACTCGATCTGCGGATACTTCAGTTTAGTCGCCAACAGGAATTCCTTTAAATAGGGCCGTATCATGTGCTGTCCCAAATCTTGCATGAGATAGGCAGGCTGATACTTGACTACTTTCGATACCTGACCAGAGTTATAGTTTTGAAAAAGGGTATATTCATTTGCCAGCCACTCCACATCTCCGACCAACGTTCCATCGAAATCTAATAAAAATACTATCGGTTTTGATATAGGATGTATAATTTGTGAAACATCGTTTAATCCATTCATTTATTTTATAGATATAATATAAATGTTGAACTATCTGATAATCGTCTTCGTCTTATTAGCAGTTTACGCACTGATTATGTATTCAAATTCAAAGAAAAACCAGTCGAAAGAAACATTTGCAAATGATGATGATCTATCTGCGTTAGTGAAAGAACTTGGCAGCCTATCAAATCGTCTGACCGTCATAGCTGGAAAACTCGCTTCAAAGACTAGACCATCTGATTCGGTTAAAGCAGCATCAGGTCCAACGCTAGAAGGAGTTGGCCTCAAAAATGTAGAAAAAATAGATAAAGATGAAGTACCAGAAGAAGTCAGCAAAAAAGATACGAAAGATAAAGACTCAGACAAAGATAAATCTAAGAAAATGAAAGATAATTCTGATGACAAAGATAAAACTAAGAAAACGAAAGAAAACTTCGATGACAAAGATAAAACTGTAGAATCATTTGGAAACTACAATGGGGTTGAATCAAATAAATTTGATAATTTCATGTTACTCTAAGTCTATATCTGGGGTACGATTATGGGGTTCTACATATTTCAACTCGAGAGCTTTAAATATATCCTCTTCAGTACGAATGCCGTCAATCGTAGGTGTTAATCCATATTCATTTAGAGAATACCCTTTATTTAAAGCCCATTGTCTCATTTTTATGTTAAATTCACCAGATCCTGTAAAATACAACAGCGCAAATGGATAATTCGTATTTGTTGTTATAAGGATATCCAATCTCCTATGAGTTGAGTGGCGTTTTAATCTACATACACCCATGAATTTCTTCTCTCCTTGTGCTAAAATATCTGTAATATACCCATCTTTCGATAGAAGAGATACTACTTCTTCCATACGAAGGTTTTCATGAGCCTGTATTAATACATCAATGTCTCCACTGCTGTTTTGTCCTCGACGGTAACTTCCAACCAGCTCGAATATAATGTCTTTACTGATAGACTGAATGACGTGTTCTATCTTAGTTTTATGTACATCCATTTCTTTACGAGGTATTCGTTTTAAGAAATCATTGTAATATTTTAATCCAATAATTTGTTTTGTATTTAGTAATTCAGGATGTTCTTTTAGTTCTTCTATGGTACGGTATCCAGCTTCTGCTAATTCTCTTGCTTTAACAGGTCCAATACCGGATATACCCATGAACAATTCTGTTGCATCATTGTTACTATTCAACAATCTATCGGCTTCGATATGACCTGTTTCAATCCATTCTTTTGCTTTTCCGAGTAGCCCTTTACCCCAACCCGGGATTTTTTGTAAATCTTCAAAGGTCTTTGGCTGATGCTGATGAAAAGCTTTCATTGCGCGTTCATATGCTCTAGCTTGAAACTGTTCCCCCTTTCGTAAATGCTCTACGTATAGACGGTTGATAGGTGCGATAAGACCTGTTAGATCCACTTCCGCGTTTTTCGTCGATTCGATCTCCTCCACGAACTCTGTATTTTTCTTGTCCGTGTGTTTCTTTGTCTCTTTCTTTGTCTTTGTCTCTTTCTTTGTCTCTTTCTTTGTCTTTATCTCTTTCTCTGTCTCTGTCTTTACCGTGCTCTCTTTTGCTGTCTCTTTGCTCATGTTCTTGTATATTAGTAATAATATCTTCGCATTTAAATTTAACACGCAGTGATGGATTATTAGTTAAAATGGAATCGCAGACAGACTGAATGAATGTCTTACATTCAATATCTTTATTACCTGTTAAAATGTAAATCAGATCAATAAACATTTCACGTGAAACGCCCATTGTTGAAGATATAGAATTCCATATTTTCTCTAATTCGCATATAATATTGTGAATATCATTAGTTATACCAATCATCATATGCATGTGCCCTACACTATGTGTTTTCACCTTAATGCGTTCACAAAATGCATCATAATCTTCCTGTTCAATATTGCTTGAATCAATGGATGCAAAAGCATCTTTCAAGGCAGATATACTTTCTGATATCATATTTTGGATGAATTCGGGTCTATCCAGTGCTCCCAGTTCTTTCAGCATGTGTATATATAGCTTGTAATATTGTGATTGTTTGTACGCATGATCATATATTTGTTTCCAACACTGCGTTTTGTCGAGAGATTCGACGAGTGACTCTTTGTCGATCAAATCCTTACAAGAAGCAGTCAATTTTATATAATTAGTATCTGAAACTTTATTCATAATTCCTTGAATTTTTTGTGGAACAGTGGCTACGTTTGCCCCCTTGAATAAGGAAGGCCTTACTGGTTTTGCCAACAGTTGTTGATTGTTATTTTGATTCATTTGTATTTTTCTGGAAACTTTTGTATTATGATGTCGTACCTGTCTACCAGGAGGACCAGTCATACCCTGATCCTGAAAACATGAATACAATGAAAACAAGCTATCGCATTTAGTTTGAAGTATTGGATCTGATGGAGTTTGATTAAGTCCCATAAAGACTTCAATCGGGTATCTAACTACATCAGTCATTGTACTAACTATAGTATGTTGATATGTACTTAAGTATAAATTATATGTAAGTTATGAAATGGCGATCTCGTCTATAAGAACTATATTTGAAACAAACAATATTTACCAATCCATAGTCATTTGTCAAGATTCTCATTTCGACATGTTGTATATTGACTTAGTTAAAGAAGGCTATCCTCTATCGAAACTAGAAGAGTCCGCGAGATTTAAGAATTTTGAAACTCGCATGCTTGCTTTAAAGCTATCCGAATGGAACAACAATCACGAAATAATCACATCATGTGTCAATACGGTTATGTTCATAGAGTGCCAGCCTTCTAAAGCTGATATGTTCATGTTGCGGAATGCCTCTGTGTTTATTTTCTCTATTTAATTAAAACTCTCTCATGGATAAATGGTTGCACCTTTTATGGATTATACCCCTTGTATTCATTCTTGTTTATGTTTGTTACCGTGTTATTATTAATATAATCCGTTCTAATTCTGTTAGTGCTTCTTCCGACTCAAAGAACAATAAAAAAGTAGAAGGCTATGAGGGCTCAACAACTTCAACACCTTTAACAGTATTATATTTCTATGCTACATGGTGCGGGCATTGTAAATCGTTTAAGCCTATTTATGAGAAATTAGTCAGTCAACAAGCCGTGTCATTCCCTCTGACCACGTTTAAATCATATGATGTAGACGATGCCGCCAATGCTGATATAGTTGCTCAATATGGTGTCAACAGTTTACCGGATATTCGCTTTGTTACCGCAACAGGTGATTCTAAATACGGTCAAAACTCGACAGAAGAAAGAACACTCGTTTCTTTAACTACAAATATTCATGCCGCTGAACAAAAAGCACAGAAAGATGCTAAGTCTGCTTAGTTTTATTATATGATTCTTCTTGAGATATCATATAGTCTTTCATTTGAGTGTATCCTTGACTTATATAGGATTCAAATTCTTTTTCTGAAATTGTCAAAGAAACGAGCTGAACAGCGGAGTCTTCTTCTGACACAATATTGATTTTACATATAGATTTAATAATAGATTGGTCGATTTGTCTTGAACACCATTGTTGCCATGGACTGAACAGTATTGCTTCTAAGTAATCTGTAAATCCACGTATTTCGCGAATCGGATCCGTATATAATAATCCTATTGTCGTTATATTCGAAAATGTTTCAGATTCAAGATATGATAAAGGTAGTTGACAATATAAACAACCGTCTACATACAAATTATCATTAAATGATACCGGTTCGACTACTAAAGGATACGCACAACTCATCTTTAATGCCATAATGACGCTCGCATCTGGATAAGTATCTAAGCAGAAATACTCGGTTTGCCGTTTGCTCAAGTTACTTACCGTCACTACCAGATTTTTACCTGTCTTCTTTGCTAACTCTATAAACGTGATATCCTCCGTGTCAGGGAATACTTCATGTAATAACGTCGTAAATATCTGCGTGATCTCACTGCCCTTTGTTAAACCATAAGTATCCAACATAGATAAGGGATCTGGAATGATCGACTCCAAGTCATGTTCAATCATTAGGATCTTTTTCACAACTTCTGTAATCTTAGAAATCGACATACCTAAACATAAGGCAAAACACATAATAGAACCGGCGCTAATACCAACATAGTTTTGTATGTACGAAATGTCTTGCGTTTCCTCCAAATATTTTAAGCAACCCACGAACGCAAGCCCTTTAAATCCTCCGCCGGAAATAACTATATTTTTTATCATTATTTAGGGTAGTACAATTATCTCTTATGTATCGATCTTTGTATCATCCTCATACACCACCAAAACAGGAAGTACAACTTGGTCCACCGGTAAACATATTCGACTTATATCGAGATATGAACCAAAAAAAGATGAAAAAACTCACCGGCTATGACGGTGTTTTACAGAAATGCTACCAACGCATTAAAATTGCTGCTCGCGTAGATCAGATGAAGATGTTTTATGAAGTACCTGAATTTGTTTTAGGACTCCCTATATATGATATACACCACTGCATGGCGTACATGATGCATCAACTTCGACAACATGGATTTATAGTTACTTATTATTTCCCCCGAATTTTGTATATTTCATGGGATCCAGTAGACTTACCTGCACATACAAAAGCTAAAGCAAAACATATTTTGGCACCGCCATATGAGCCTGCATTAACACAAAACACCGAGGATATTCAATTTGGATTACCTCATACTCTCCCTGCTCCAAGCTCGAGATCTAGTCTGATCGAACAAGACACGTATACTAGAGAAAACAAACCGCTTCAATTATCAACGAATTATCGCATACCACGAATGAAAGCGCCCCCTGAAAAGAAAAATTCCATCCCTGAATATATGACCTCGTACAAGCCTAGCGGAAAATTTGTCTTGGATCTCACATGAAGTTTTTATTTTCGCGTTGTAAAGTAAAGAGGGTCCATGACAGTTATCAATACAAATTATTCCTCTATAGAAGAAGCTTGGGGAACGCCTCTTAATCAAAAAAAAAAGTCGCGTCGACCTCCACCCGATCCTCTATGTGATCTTTACGCAAAGCGAAATCAAAAGACGAAACGCCCGTATTCTGAGACAGCTGCAAATAGTGCACTTTCCGTATATAGCAAATTACCCTATAATGGCAGAATGACTCCCACTGCTACAGCCAACGGATATGATGCGACTAAACCTGTATCGTATCGTCCTATTCTTGCAAGTAGTAGCGAAGATATCTATGAAACACGACACCATCAAGATGAAGATGATGCCTATTTCGACAGAGCATTGAGTGGCGATAACACGTCCTTACAGGGCGCACGTCTCATTGCATACGATCAAGGCAACCCATACCATCCTCCAGGTGTTACGGATAACTTTAGTGATTACGGTTCTGACCCTATTCCTGATCCTGATGTTTCCAATACTCCTGCACCTACGTCTAATTCTCAAGAACAATCACAGCGTCCACCTATCGTATCCACCAATTATAACTCGAAAAGTGGACTAGGTACCAATTCTTCTCACAATTCTCACGAAAAAATACTGGATCTAGGCCTATATATTATCTCTGGCGTTCTTATGATATTTACGATGGAACAGATTTTACAACTTGGTATGCGTATGAAACGAGATTAATCATCTTGAAAGTGATATTTTTTGTTTGGTTATCAGTAATGATACTAGCGTTGAATCAAAGTCCCTATCTGTCTGCAATCAGTATGATCATGATGAATCTTGGATCTAAATACATCTCTATGGACATCACTAAAGGTCAGGAACTTTTGCTGAAAAATCCGATTACTCGCCGTATTACAGTTTTCTGTATTCTATATGTTGCTACGCGGGATATTATGTTATCCTGTATCTTATTAGCGGTATTTATCATGATTACGGGCTTTCTTCTACACGAAGAAAGTTCCCTTTCTGTCTGGAATTTTATAGGACTTCCTATCGAAATTCCAGACAAACTAAAAGAACTATCAGATGAAATTAGCAAAGAAAAACAGACGGACTCCAAACAAGAGAACCAAGTCGACAATACGAAGATACAACCAGGCACCTATACTCCGCGAAAAGAATATAAAACATCTCTAACTCCGGAAACCCCATATTCTCGGGTTGGCATTACGTCTTATGAAAATAAATACGTGTAATACCCGGATGTATCAAATAATATATGTAGCACAAGGAAATGAAGAGCCACGACTATAAACATTTCTGTTGCTCTCATCACAGAAATATTACGCGTATAAATTAGAACAAAACATACGGATGAAGGAACAATGCAAATCATAAACAATTCCAATAAAAACTTGGCGGTGTGATCTTTAATCATCACAAAATCCATACGAAAGCAAGTCATAACTACTAAAACCAAAGCTCCTACTGACATTGCTGCAACCATTGAATATGATACAAATAAATCCCAGTCGAAATTCATTTAATTAATAGATAGATTTTTCATCAACCATATTTACACATTAACCAAATAAACGTGCATAAAATTATCAATACTAATGCAGTAATAATTAAATCCATTGTAAACATTTTTCTATATATGACACACAGAAATACAACAATTCCAATCACTACACCTGCTACGATCGTTATCAACCATTCCCACTTTCTTTGTTTTACTTTCTCTTGCATTTTAGTCAAGTTCGATACTGGTTTGTGAGTTGGTTTAAGAAGAAGTGGAATGGTATTTTCTTCATCGTTTGCAAGAAACATTGATTGATCATTGTCCATCTGATAAGGTGCGTTTTCATTCATCGGATACGAATCATTTGTCATAGAAAACATGGTTTGATCATTTTGTGTATACGAACCATCTGTAATAGGACGTTGATCATCATATGTTTTATAGGATCGTGAATCTTCACTTGTAATAGGACGTTGATCATCATATGTTTTATAGGATCGTGAATCTTCACTTGTAATAGGACGTTGATCATCATATGTTTTATAAGAGGGCGGTGTTGTTCTTGTTGGATAAGAACGATTCATTCTATACCTGGAAAAGATAATGTTTGCACAGGGTTTACCAAAAAAAATCTTTGAAGAAACTAAATGGATCAAAAACTCCGTCCAGCTTATGTCAGTGACGTTTCAAGAGAAAGTACCTGGAATGAACGTAGTGCGAAAGGTTTTCCTGTGGCTAGCTCCGAATATGAAAACAATGGTGGAGAACATCACCTCGAGATATCTGATATGAACTATCGTGCAGCGTACGAACCTGTTCAACATTTATCTACCGAATGCTTCTATAGTACTGATGGCCGTTTCGTATGCAACCCTGAAAAATCCAAAGAAGGTTTCAAGGATTATATCAATCCCGAAGCCAAGGCCGCGGCTCGTGCTGAACTCCAGGCTTATTCCGGAATAGGTGGATTTGTTCCCTCGAACGGATGGCAAAATAAAGTGCGCGAAGGCCATGCGAAAGTTGATGCTTTCCCCGCTGTAGAAGCCACATGTTTCTATAACGCGCAAGGAGAAATCCAGTGCAAGCCTATGCACAGCTAAATTTAATTATAGGTAGGATTTGGCGTATATTGCGCTTTTTCTCTAGCTGTTTGTATCATGGTCTCTAGCCATATCCTTTTGTTCTCTAATTCACGTTGTTGAATCTCGAGCTCATACACGCGCTGCTCTAGCGCAGCTTTGGTTTCTTCTACTTTACGTTTTTTCATGTTTTTCATGTATTCGCAAGTTATAAAAATAAATGTGGTTTAACCATTTTTTTACTCATGTCACCACCGACCAGTAGAAACCTTTATATGGGGCTTGTGTCTCAGAGGCGTGTTTAATCGCCTTTGTTGTGATTCCTTTTTGTACATACAGGGCCTGAAACGATGGATATGTATGGACGATCTCACCGGAAGCGGGGTCGATTTTGTGGATCTCGGTGCCGCGGGCTTTCGAAGGTAGGGATGGGAGAGCATGTTGGGACAAATAGGTCTCTTGCATCTCGGAGGCCAGGTCGTCCCATGGAATCCAGTAATGGTCCCGGGTCAGTGTTCCGTATTTGACGGCGTTAGATATCAAACTGACGTGCTGATTCACTTCTTTAGCGGCATCTTTTTGTAGGGCGTAGACTCGTACAACGCGGGCTTTATCGGGTGTGACTTGCGCGATGTATCCTGTTTTTCGTCGTTGGGTCTCGACTGTGGGTCCTATCTGGAGAGCCTGTGTCGGATCTGGCGTGTTTCGTGGAATCAGGTTCCATCGATAACCGTGATAGACGGTTTTATGGGCTACCGCTTCTTTGATATTTCGGAGTGTGGTGCCGGGGATATCTCGGGTGGCTTGCATCAGGCCGTCAATAACGCGGGCCACACGAGTCAGATCGGTCGGATCATAGAGTTGAAGGATGGGTCCCTGGAAATGGGTCGTGGGTGCGGGTATGAGAGCAGGGTCGGTTGCAAGTGCAGGTGCGGGTACCAGCTCTGGATCACGATCGCGAATCTCTTCCGGATCTGTTTGGGTCTCGACGCTTTGGGTGGTTGTCGTATTGGTAGTTGGCTGTGGTTGACATGCAGGCCGATACATCAAGTCCATGCATTTGATGAGTCCTTCAGGATTACCCTGAAACATCTCAATGAGTTTATCGCGTTGTTGTATGGCCATCATTTCACACGGATTTTGATCCGTCAGTTTCATATAGTATTTGACATTGGTTTGCATATAGCGTCGCAGTTTGTCGAGTGTATATTGATTCGGCATCAAGTAGGTCTCAATCGATCGGGATTCATTGATCGCTTCTGTGTATTTGTTGTTGACAAGAATCGCGCTATGATGCAAGAAATACTCGAAACCAGTATGATTCTCGCACGGAAAGACATCAAGTACCATAACTTTAATCCCGAAGGCGGAATTGATATGATTGACACGGCCGCGGAGGTCTTCGGTGCTACCGACTTTGATGACAAATTTTCCGTCTTCAAGGGTGATCATCCGCAAAATGTACACGAGACGATTGCGGGAATAGCCAGCCAAAAGAGCCTTATGGCGTTCCATGGATGCTTGGGTTTGGATCTCTTTCATTTTGGACTCAGATTCGAGAGCCGCTGATTCGAGGGTGCGAATGCGGGTTTCAGATTCTTGAGCACGTTGAAGAGACTCCTTCATCAGTTCAAGCGTATAGTCTTGGAGAATAGACTCCATTTTTAAGTAGTAGTCGCGGACCATTTCGGCTTTGGAAGTATTCGCACGAATGCAGAACTTTTTGAAGGCCGATACGGTGAGGAAGATGGTTTCTTTGTTTTGACCACCGTTTTGAGGAACCGATGTGTCTTGATCGGTTGGAGAAAAGGTCTCCACTTTTGAGCGGAGCGCTTTTTTGGATGAATTTGTTTCTAAGTTTTGCTCATCTTTCGGAAAGAGCAAAATGTTAGTGATATAATCAACGTTTTGAACGAGTGATTTGACAAGAAGACGTTTTCCAACATCTTTCCGGGAAAAACCCATCCATTGCCAAATATCTTCAAAATTTACGACAAAGGCTTTGTCATCACGGCCGTGATCCAGGTACAGTTTGAAGCTTTGCACGAAGAGGCGTTGTTCTTCCGTGTTCATCTTCTCTTGAAAGATCGCGGATAAGCGGGAGTCGGTCGAGAAGGCAGCAAGCATATCGGACATGACGGGCAGTAAGATCGGGTATGTATACCTCGCAGGAAGTCCTTAAGTACCTTTATACGGGCCTTTCTGTGCATGGTGTAAAGCACCGAGTGCTGAATTATAATCGTTATTTACACAATACAATGGATTCTTTTTCAACTATAAGCGATATTGTTGATATAAAAATAATTTTTGATAGCAAACGGAGGATTCCGTTTGGACGTTTAGTTGGAGTCTCTACTACCTGTAGGTTTCCCTAAGGGATGGACTGTATCTTAACCCGATTCCAGGTGCTTAACCTTTCATCATCGAGCGATTACCGTTCAGTCTCTGACGGCGAACCATAGACTAGCATATCGTCTGTAGGTTCTTACCATGCGGGTTGCCCAATCTTTGAGATTATTACGATACCAGAGTTCATTATTCTCTGCCATAGATTCAATTTCTCGAATCCACTTCGTACTCAAAGCTCTAAGGGTGTTCCCGAACAACAAGTAATCTTGCGGTTTTTTCAAACCACTAGCTATTGATCTGTTTACAGGGATCTTACCGATTTTCCTGTCATCATTGCCTGCTTGATGACAGCGGATAGCTTTTCTGCGCACCTGTTCCCAACTGAGAGCAAATATTTTTGCTCATGAACTATACGCGAGACCACCCCGGTCTCTTCCTCATGCTTTCACATGAGGCCGGAATATACCTTAAGGGATCACAGAGGATTGCATTCCTCTCACCCCCAAAACCATCTATTCTCTGAACCTTCGCCCTGTCCGATACACTGCGGACGGCGGGCGCTTGGCTGCGGATCACCCAATCTTTAACGTTGTTACTGTGCCCGTGGTCATTACCCAGGGTTCCCACTGCATGTTTCCAAGCAGGGGTAGTAGTTAAAGCTCTGAAGGGATTTCCCGACAATTTGATTTTGTTGCAAGTCTTAGTAAGACTTACTAGCCAGTTATATACTTGTCGATTGACAAGATTGCATTTCCACTGTTTGTCCAATCTGGTATTGCAATAACCAGAATTGGCAGCTGACTGTTTGGCACAGGTTTGTTTAGCGATTCTAAACACTTTAATGCCAGACATGATTCTTAATACGTTGTATGAGCAGGCGTAGATGCGAACTTGAGCCGAGCTGAACGACGAGTCAGCGCCCTTGGTGGCGTTGCTCGTGAGGTTGAGCTGGAGAGTCGCGGTATCGATACGCGACATGTTGCAAGTGCCGGAAGGCTGGTGCTCCTCGGGCTTCAAGCCGAACGAGTACACGTTGATACCAGCAGAGCCGGCTGTAACGGGCACGTTCTCGTGGTGCTGGTAGGGCTGCACCAAGTTGAAGTACTTGCCTTCGCGCTGAGCAAAGCGGTCATGACCGTTGAGCTGGAGGAGAGCCTTGTCGACGCAATTGTTACCAGGGGCGCTCATGTTGGTCGGGTCCTCACCTTTAAGAGGGGCATCGGTGTAGTTGAACCACTGAGGGCCGGTGTAAATACCAGCGTTAGCAGGCTTTTGGAGCGTAGAAGCGCCAGCCTGGGGGTACAAAGCGGCAACCGACGAGTTAGTCGAGACGTTGCCATCCGACTGAACAACCCAAACCAACTCTTTAACTGGGTGGTTAAAGTTGAGCTTCAGCTTGTTGGAAGTGACCGAGACAGACTCAGCACCCGTGTACTGAAGTTGTTCGATTAAATATTCGTGACTTACCTGGGCGAAGCGTCGGCGCTCATCAGTGTCGAGGTAGATGTAGTCGACCCAGAGAGAACCGGTCTTGAGAGCAGGCACTGAGTTCAAGTTGGCACCGGGGCAGACGCAGACCTTGGAGCGGTCAGCGAACTCGATGTTCACCTTGACCTCGTGGTACTGGAGGGCAATCAAGGGGAGGGCAAGGCCGGGGTTGCGGCAGAACCAGAATTCGAGAGGAATGTACAAGACAGTCTCGGGAGTTCCGGCAGCGTTGCTGGCAGGGGCGGTAAGAGCAGAAGTCATACCAACCATTGCCTCGTAGCCGTCCTTGTGGCCAGCAGTCTGGGTGAGCTCATTCCAGATGTGGAGCCAGTCACCGTAGTGCTTGTCGATGCGCTGGCCACCAATCTCCATCTCGACGGAGTTGATGAGGGCATGGCCGACCCAGTCAACCCATCGGAAGGCAAAGCCAGACACAGCGGGGAGGGTCACTTGGAGGTACATGCGGTGGATCAAATCACCATTGCGGGAAATGGTGCAGGTCACCTTGCGACCGAAGTCAGCAGTACCGTTGAAGGTTTGCTCGATGGCTTCCATCGAGAAATTGGTGTATCGGCGATACACGCAGGAAGTGCCGATACGTAATCCTATGGCTTTCACCATAGGCTGGGCTATATCTTAAGCTATCATCGAGAATTGTTAGTTCTCTCAAGCCCACCGACATTTAGTCTCTGAACTGCATCCATAGGTCTTAACATGATGACCCTTAGGACTTGGCTGCGAATTATCCATTTCAAATATTTGTTTTTCATACGTGTGATTGTTACCTTACCAGAGGGTATTAGTCTCTGCCGGTTATGGGTTTCCCCACAACGTTGGTACACATCGTCTTTAGGAAGTTCTCGCAATTTGACGGTGTTGCCACACGTAAACCCCTCTGTTTGGGAATTTAGTTTGTGTGACTAGCCACTGCTTTTACACAGCGACTAAGGCCGTGTAAAGTAGCTCTTTTATAAGCTATTGACCTTAAAAAATGTGATTTGAGGATTACCGGTGCGCCGGTTCCAATAAGTTTCCTTATCGGGGCGGACTATATCTTAAGTTGTCATTAGAAGTAGCTTACACTTCTTCGAACCCATCTCCTTATAGTCTCTGGACTGCATCCATAAGTCTTTGCTTAACGACTTGTAGGACTTGGCTCCGTGCTTGCCCATTGTTATATTCGCCAGATTGTTACCATACCGCGGTTTTCTTCTCCGCGCCATTATGCTGTTTCCATCATAACTTGGTACTGGGATTTAAAGTTAGATATTGTTGTATAATTTTATCATGTTTTAAGATTTCATCATCAAGTATTTTATTGGTTTTAAGACTATTCGCTTTTTTTAATAAGGGTCGCATATTTTTCCAATTAAAACATACTTGTCGGTCTGCTTCAATTGATAAATCAAACCTACTGCAAGGATATACATGATCAATTTCCCATTGAGTTCCGTAGTTGTCCCAATTTATTCCAGTCGAAAATTGATATTCAATCCATTTTCGAAATTCGTCAATCGAGACATCCAGATACTCCAACATAGATGTTGATGTCTTTTCTCCCTTCATGGTTTTATATAATCGAGTTCTTAGTACTTTTTTCATTCTATAGTTATTATCAGAATGATACCGATTATATTCAGTTGCCCTTATTTCTTCCTTGTTTCTTTGCTCATATGCTTTTTTCCAATCCTTTCCGTATAAAGAATACCAATCTTTCTGTTTTTTCAGAATTTCTTCATGGTTCTTCTCTCTATAGTTCTTGGCGTAGGCATTTGCACATTGTTTGCAGAATGTCTTAGAATTCTTACAAAAACTTGATATTGGCTTTTCTTGATCACATGTATTACAATGTAATTGTTTCTCCATTTTATATACTACAACACTATGTCTTTAAATATTTTTCGACTTTAGGGGTTCGCCAGAATTTGAAGATGTTGCCATATTAACCCTCTATTTTTAGAGGGTTAACATATGACTAGCAGCTGTGGATGTTGCCTAGAGTCCACTAACGGGTTTACGATACATCTATCTCTTATTCGATGCATCCCTGCTACTTTTCAACCCAACCGATTCGTAAAGCATCTCACACTTTACAATCTTTCTAGGTAGATATCTTGTGCGCCATCAAGAATACCCCCTGTGTTTCCACAAGAGTCGGACTCTCTCTTAAGGGTTTCCCCCCATTCCCGTTGAGTCTCTGAACGTCGTTCCTTCCAGCGGAACTTTCGCTGCGGATCACCCAATCCTTGTCGTTGTTACCTCACCTCTGGTCGTTATCCAGAGCCCCGGTCCTATTACTAGACACCGGTTGGTAGACAAGGCTCTCAGGGCTTTCCCGCACTTTGAGAATGTCGCAGTCCAAGAGAATTAACTCTCGAACCACTAGCCAGTTATATCGTTTGTCCCGCCAGACAAACCACAATTTTACACTGTTTGCCTACTCAGGTAATTGTGCACCTGAGCAGCAGCTGACTGTTGTGCCCTGGCGACTAAAATAAGGCTACTAATTGCATGAGACCCCCGCCCATTTCGTCTAGATTTTATACTATTAGATGAGAAAAAAAATCGTGACAAGAGATTTTTGAACGCAGTATAAAAGTTAAGAAAAGGGTAACACAACGGTCCATTCTTCGTCACGTATGGTCTTCCAACCATCAAAGTACATATAAAACACCGAGAGTAAAGCAGTTGGCAAGGAAACGATGCCATCATGAATGTCACGAATGTAGTAAAAGAGAAGTTCATGGCGCGTCGCTATAGTTTCAGAAGAGCCCTTCATAGGCTTATAATCATCGGGGTTGAATCGTAGAAAGTATACCGGCATGCCTCCAAAGGATTGAGTAATATTGACCATACGCGTTTGTTCACATTCACATGGACGTGACCGATGCTGATGTTCATCAACTTCTAAGATCAGAATTTTATTACCGAAACAGGATTACAAGTTGACTAAACTCAGGATTACATTTAGGACAATGTCCATTGTTATCGAGCTAAATTTTTGCAAACGTTTTACGACAAATAAGACGATATTATGGTATAGGGGGGGGGTATACGTACTACGTATACCCCCCCCCTAGGGGTATACGTAGAAACGAGATACTACAGTTTATTGTTTTCAACAAAGAAAGATACTTAAGGACTTTTCACATACTGTATATACTTAAGCTATGGAAATCATTGAATCGTTTATTCTCGAAGGAAACAATCATCCTGTTCAAGTGCTGAATGATGACGGTATTATTCTATTTCGTGCATCGGATGTTGGTACCATCTTTAAACTTGCTAATATCCATACATCATTAACTGGATTTGACAACGATGAAAAAGTAATCCGCTCAACCGAAACGGAATTCGGAACACAAGAATGCATCTACTTGACTGAACCCGGTTTATATCGATTCATTATGACTTCTCGTAAACCTATCGCGACTCCTTTTAAGAAATGGGTTTGTAAAGTCATTACTACTATTCGCCAAACAGGTGTTTATAAACTCGAAGGGGATCTCCGTACCGCTATTCAACAAGAAGCCCTATTATCACGGGATGCATTTAACCTGACTCGACACGAAGGATTGATTGATATGTATCGCGGTCCAAATACGTATGTGGTTTATATCGCTTTGCTGAAATATGTATTTGGAAAGCTCCTGATTAAAATCGGTTGTACAAAACATATCGGAAATCGTGCTCAACAGCTGGAAGCAGAATTTGGATATGTCCGATTCATGTATGTGTTTCCTTGCAGCGAAAATGAACGTTTTGAAAAATACCTACATCATCATAAATCTATTTCGCAATTTGCCTATAAAGAAGCGGTTTACGAAGGTCGTACTAGTAACGAAGTATTTCTTGTAACCGAGGATACGTTAGACACGATTTTAAACATTATTAAACATAATCGAGTTCGCTTTAATAATACCGATAATGCGGACAAAGCATTAGAAGCCCAGCGTTTAGCTCTAGAACACGATCGCATTAAGTTGGAACATTTACGTATCCAAAATGAAATGCGCAGACAACAACAGATCGCTACAACCTTGACAAACCCGCTTCCTAATCCCATTGTTCCCGATCTAGATCCAATTATTATCAGTAATATAGCTCTTACAGAAAAAGTACGATCGTATAAGCAATCACGAGGGCCCAAAATCCAGCGGTATTCTCCTGATGGCATAGAACTATTACAAACCTATATCGGGCATACAGATGCATTGCGCGACCCCCTTCTCAAACAATCATCTCGATGTGGATTATCTGAAGCGATCACTAAATGTACAGTCTATAAAGGATTTCGCTGGGCTACATTAGATCGCGAATTAGAAGATACAACAGTACAGACACTAGAACCAACCGTAAATCAGGCAGAAGTGCGTTTAGGATTAGTGGCCATGTTGAATCTAGACAAAACACAAATTATAAAGGTATTCAAAGATCAAAAAGACGCAGCTGTAGATCGACAATTTTCATCGCCTGCGTCGATCTCTGCCGCAATTCGTTTCGGTAGAAAATCAGGTGGTCATTATTTTGTTATGTATGATGACTGTGATTCAGAATTACAACATGCGTTTTTAAAAGCCAATGTACTTCCTGAGCAGACTAAACGTATCAATAGTCGACAAGTTGATCAATTACATCCAATTACAAACCATGTCATTCAGACCTTTGCATCCGTAGCGGCTATCCAAAAAGAGATGCACACCTCTCGATTAACGCTTTCCAAAGCGATAGATGACGGGACCCTCCTCAAAGGCTTTCGATGGCGCATCGCTACTACCTAAGCACCATTCGCGATATATCCTACAAAAGATGTACCAGATCCTTCCCAACCTATGGTTGAGTCCATGGCACGAGGTATCCGCCTCGATCGATGAGTTCTTTCAAGTGAATTGCACGAAAAACTTGACGATGGTTCGCTATCATCATATACGGATTCCGGTCGATGACGATCCGTCTCCCGAGAACAATCGCATCATGCTCGAAGCGCTTCCCAATGTAGTGGCTACAATCGATGCCCAGCTAGCTATTCCCGGTCGAATGGTAGTAGTCCATTGCCTCGGTGGTATATCTCGCAGTCCCACGGTACTATGTGCCTATTTGATGTGGAAGTACAAATGCCGTATGGAAGATGCCATCCAGTTTCTCCGCAGCAAGCGCAAAGAATGCTTCTCCGCAAACATGAATTTCCAAGAAGCACTCGAGAAATTCAGACAAAGCGAATAAAGATAAATATGTATGTAGAATTTGGAATGATCATCACCACTAAACAAGCTAAACCCGTAGACGTGTCGTCGTATGTAGACGCTTATCATCAAAGTAATATACAGTCTTCCTTTGACTATCTATATCAGAATCCAACCAGACTACCAACGGCATATGAATCAGAGATGAGTAATACTTGATATCTACAAGACGCTGAAACATAGGTTGACATGACACACGATAACGGTCGTTCAACATATCACACACCCGCTTGGTTGACTCAAATCCCGACTCAGGAAACGCTAACAGAACATTCTCGACGTGATTCACGACAACCTGTTTCTTTTTTCGTGGTGTCTGTGCGGAATGCACGAATGGAACGGTATAAAGACGACGAGAATAGAAACTAGGTAGTCGTGATCGCGGATATGTCACGATAAGATGAACATTCGTTCCAGTATAAAAACGATAGTTTGGAGTCCGAAACATGATTGGAAGCTGTGATAAGGTTAGTGGCATGATGATGATGATTGCATACAGTTTTGATCTCTTTAAACCTTGGCTTCGGAGCAATATCAAACTCCATGTTGATCCGAAAAAGTGGATTCTTTTTTCCTTGGTCTTATACATAGAATAAGATGCCTGAAGGCCCTGAAGCCACTCATACCGCTCACGAGATCCAGAAGAATCTCGCCGGACATCGACTAGACTCGATGCAAATCCTAAAAGGACGATATGCAAATCACGGGCCCCCTGAACACTTCGCGGAATTTACAGCGGCATTACCTCTGACCCTACGTGCAGTCGAGAAGAAAGGCAAGGTGCTGTTCTTCCATTTTGACGAAGGATGGTATCTGGTATCGCATCTGGGTATGACAGGTCTATGGTACCTCAATGACCATACCCCTACTTGGAGAAGTGATTTCAAAAGTGTCGTCTTTCACTTTGGTTCTCATACTCTGACCTATTCAGATCCACGCAGTTATGGCACATTGGCGTTTGTCAGAGACATTCAGCTGGAGCTCGATCATCTCGCTATGGACATTGTGGAAAAAAGCACGACTTGGCCTCGATTTCAAGCCGCTGTCGAAGCATTGCGTCCGGCTCCCCGGAAATGGCCGATTGAGAAGCTATTATCCGACCAACACACCCTCGTTAGCGGGATCGGGAACTACTTAAAGAGCGAAATCTTATATGCGGCCCATATCGCACCAACACGGCCTGTTAACTCTTTAAAAAGCGAAGAGTGGCAAGCGCTCTTTAATGCGGCTAAACACATCACCACAGAATTTCTAAAAGCTTTGCGTCGGGATACAGCTGATCAATATGAAGCAGCATTCAAAGTGTATTCCCGCAAAACAGATCCGTTGGGACACGCTGTCCATACCTATAAGAACAAAGAGGGTCGCACCGTGCACTGGGTCCCAGAGGTACAAAAATAGACGACTAATCTATCGTATACAGAAAATGAGCTACTTTCGTGTATTTGACCCCCTTCTTTTTGTTTTGCCATGCGACTTTATTCACATATTTTTAGAAACGAAACCATTCAAAAAACAAAGACTCTTCGCTCTCGGCCACTGAAATTTTTTTAGGGGGGGGGGTAAAAAGTGTCTAAGACCATAAATTGAAAAACCTTAAAAAACCATTACGATACATGGTATGTAAAAATTAAAAACCCTAAAATCGTTATTGCGGAATCCTGCGGAATCATGCGGAATCTCACGGAATCTTGCGGAATAACGTGGATGTGAATTAATAAACCAAACTACTTTGAATTAACGTGAAACACAATAGAAAACAATATATGAAAACTAGAAGAAAACAAAAAGAGTTCATCAGAGGAAAAATCTCCGAAAGTTTTCCGCACCCTGAAAATTTTTTTAGGGGGGGGGGGAAAAAAGTGTCTAAGACCATAAATTAAAAAACTGTTAAAAACCATTACGATACATGGTATGTAAAAATTAAAAACCCTAAAATCGTTATTGCGGAATCCTGCGGAATCTCACGGAACCGTGCGGAATCTTGCGGAATAACGTGGAAGTGAATTAATAAACCAAACTACTTTGAAATAACTAAAAACACAAGACAAAACATATGGAAACACAAAGAGTTCATCACAGAAAAAATGCGCCACCGTTTTCCGCACCCTGAAAATTTTTTTAGGGGGGGGGGTAAAAAGTGACTAAGACCATAAAATAAAAAACTGTAAAAAACCATTACGATATATGGTATGTAAAAATAAAAAACCTCAAAATCGTTATTGCGGAATCTTGCGGAATCTCACGGAACCGTGCGGAATCCTGCGGAAATCTGCGGAAAGGATATAAGGAAGAAAGAAATCATATAATCTTAAAGTAGTGAATGCCTAAGAAAAAACTCGCACCGTATACATGTCCTCGGTGCAATTATAGCACAGAAAGGCGAAGCGATATGAAGTATCATCTGTTTAAAACCAAGCTCACATGTCCAGCCGTCAGTAACGAAATCACTCTCAGTGAAGACATCAAAGACAAAATCATGCAAAATCGAATATATCACATCCCTGATGAAGTCAAGATCATGAACCAGACAATTAACACCTATAACACGATCAATAACTTCGTAGCTAACATGGATTCCGTTGAAAAAATAATGAAACTGGCCAAATACAAACACCTCGAAATAACCGATTTTGAAACCAGAGTTGAAGATGAGTATCAGCGAACTGTGAAGAAGCTGGAGATGGATCTCTTTAAGTACGGGTTCTCTCTAAAACATCAGGATTTCATGCAGATTATAGACACCCTGACGAAAGCCATACGCGGAGATCAGAGAAATGAATTCATCGAACAACTGAATTTTATCTATGACCCTAAGCGAAAACGTATCAGGATCTATAATTCAGCCGAGAAATGGGAAGATATGCTCGTGAATACAGGCCTTAATTATCTCATGGGAACTATTGCGGATTACTATTTAGAATCGTATGAGATATATTTGATCCGGAAGCTGTATAAGACATCACCATCTATGCACGCACAGCACCTAAAGTGTCTCGAAGATTATTACCATTTCATCTCGTGCTTCGACATCGACCCCTATGTCAAAGACAAATACGATGCTCAGATCCTCTATAACAAAGACACCCCCGAATACGATGATGCACCGGATCGAGCCGATACAAGCGCACATATGTTAGTCGATAAATATACTGCAATGTATGCTCGCATTTACGATAACATCACCAACGCCAAAAAACACACCGTCTATAAAGAAGTCCTCGATATCATTAAATCTAATTCGCAAAACACGGTCACGGAAATAGACAAAGATATCATCAATCTGATCCATATCGATGAAGGGTTCAAAGAAGAGCTGATCGCGCTTACGGCAAAAAGTATTTGAGCTCTTGAACAGAACCGAGTACTCGGTCTGCACCCGCTTTCAACATAGACTCGGAAATCTTCCTTTTTCTGCACTCAAATATAGCCATTCTATTGATTTCTTCGAGTTCATCTATAGAACACCCCATTTCATTGCCTGTATCGGTCACTCCTATGCTCGTCACACCCGCATTCACTCCCTCGCGAATATCGAGTAATGTATCACCGACTTTCCAGACAGACATTTTATCGAGATGGCGGATGTCCATACGACGACATGCCTCGATAATCATATCAGGTGCGGGTCTGCCGTTTTGCACATCACTCGCTGTGACCACGCAATCGGGCATGCATCCTGATTTTTCGGCGAGTTTTAAGAGAGGGGTTATCATGGCCGCTGAGTAGCCGGTACAGGTCCCCACTTTGATACCCGCGGCTTTCAAAGACCGAATAGTATCTACAGCCCCTGGTATCCACTGTGCATGATCGCGGATGCTTTGTAGTTGAATGGGACCCAATTCCTTATACATCATGTCTATATCATGAGAGGTCGGAACCCGATTATGGACATGTCTGAATAGTTCCGCAATTCTTTTTTGCTGGAGTATTTGTTTAATATGCTCTTTTTTATCGGAGCCCATCGGACGACGCGCTTCTTCCACGGTAATAGGCACATTGAATTCTCGGAACAGTTTTTGAAATGCGATCACGGGAGCTCTCGAACCGCAGTCCACTAATGTTCCCGCCCAATCAAAGATGACCGCTCGTATCATACTGCTTTTAGAACATATACATCCCTACATGTTAAATCTGTTTTTTAGGTTATTCTGATTTGATTTCACGTGTATTCGATAGCACATTCTGCTTGAAGTCTACATGTTGAAAAACTTTTGATATACAAAACTAAATAAAGACTATACGATATTAATAATAGAGTGTAAGATGAGAGCTAAGACAGACTTGTATTCCAGAGAACAAACGGATATTAAAAAGGAATTAATGTCCTATATGTGTTTAGATGAGAATAACAGTATTACTCTATATGAGTTAGTTCAAGATAAAGAGATTCAGGAAAAAATTATGGCGTTGCTTCCAAAGATACGCAAATACTTTTCGGTAGGGAGTGTGACATCTTTTGCTACACCAAATAGATTGGAACGTCCATGGCTGTGTATTATGAAGTACTTACTAAAGCAAGACTATGAGCTATTTAATAAATCGGTAAAGTTTCAAACTAGTCAAGGAACGATTGCAACCATGCGATATTATTTTCGTCCTAAAAGGACTTAAGGACATTGAACATTATATGTTCAGTAAAGAAATTACAGGAAATATTTTCTCACCTTAAAATATGAAACCCCCGGACATAGACTTACCGGTCTATAAAACTGTAAAGCATTCTCTTAGAGCTATCCTCAAAGACCCTGAGGAAAACCATGGGCGCATCCTATCGGCTGTCCTAACAGGTCACAAGCTTGTACAACATGCGTCCCACTTTATCAAACTCTATTTCATCCATTGCTACGACCACGATATCGCATTTCCTGTGTTAGACACTAAGTTTATCAAATGCGTTATGAAGACGATTGGTGTTAAGGAAACTGTAAAGGGAAGACCTCCCAATGCCGATACTGTAGCTCTTATGGAAACGCTTAAAGCCTTCCATGATACCTATTACGCCTCGTATGTACATGAGAACATTCCATACTCTTCCCTTGACAACATGATGACCTATTTGGCAGATAGCATGGTCACTGTGTTAGAAACCAATATCAAGCAACACTTCGTTGAGTACTTAGAGCGTTTTGTGAATGTGGTCATGGACAAGAAGGGATGTTTAGAGAAGCTCAAGACTAAAGAAGAAAAGCACGAGTTTGCCAGTACTCTTCGAGGTTACAAAACGTCTATACTAGAGCAGAAGCATCAAGAACTACCTGAGCAGCTTCTTACACAAGTCGAGCATATCGTTCCTCGACGCGTTTTCCAAAAGAACAGTCTCCGTTATGACATCAAGTGTTCTCCTCAAGACTACTTGCCAGGTATGTTCTATATGATGAGATGGGTAGAAGAAAAGGACCAAACCATCTACAACCTCTTTCCTATCCGTTCTGAAATCATACCCAAGTACATACCTTTAGATACTGCAACTATTGCTATGTTGTTACTCCAAGAAACTAAATGCATTAATGGTATTTCTAAAGGCTATCTACTCAAGAGCGGAAACATGAAAAAGAACGAGGATGCAATCTGGTCTTCTTTCTTTCGCACCGACTTAAAGTGTTTTCGGAAGAAACACTATCACTTTGACCATCGTATCCTCACCGATGGTGAAGGTGTTTCGATCCTGTTGATACGACGAGAACATGATGGGAAAAAAGTTCATCAAGTTAAAGACAGTCACGAAGCATACCTAGATGATCTTTCAGCAGATGAACAGGCGATTTATCAGAAGAAACGAAAGGTAGCGATTGACCCGAACATGGATGATATTATCTTCTGTTATGGGAAAAACATGAAAGACGAGATAGAACACTTCCGTTACACGCGAAATCAGCGACGTAAAGAGACTAAGACAAAGAAATATCGTAAAATTCACGAGGAACTCAAGAAGACGACAGTGATAGATGGAAAAACAGTCCAGCAATGGGAAACTGAGTTGTCTAAGCATAATAAGAAGACTCTTAGCTTTGAGAAGTTTTCGGCCTATGTTAAAGACAAAAACGCTATCGCTCATAAGCTTTCTCAGTTCTACCAACAACGCATCTTCCGACAGCTGAAATGGTATGGATTTATCAACCGTCAGAAGACAGAGTCAAGGATGATAAGTCGTTTCCGTTCTATCTATGGCACTCCTTCAGAAACAGTTATCTATATTGGTGATTGGGAACAATACAAACACCGAAAATACAAAGAACCCAGTATAGGCAAAGGCATACGAAACGTGTTTCGGAAAGCAGGTTATCAACTCTTTCTTGTGGATGAGTTCCGTACCAGTTGTCGTTGTTACAAGTGTCAGGGACAATGCGAGACCTTTCGTACATGTCCAAATCCCAAACCGTGGAAATCGGAAGAGACCACGACCCGTCATGGGCTTCTCATGTGTCAAACATGTTCAGGCTTATGGAACCGGGACGTAAACAGTTCTCTGAACATTCTACGAATTGCGGAAGATACCCTAGCAGGGAGGGGGCGACCTGAATACTTGCAAAGGGAGAAGAAACCAGACGGTGGAGCTACATCGGCGACTGAGGGAGAGAAAACTTCAGTAAAGCGTAGTTGCAAGACTAAGCTTTCCCACACAACCAAACTATCACGAGGATGTAAAGCCTCAACTTTGAAAGAACAAAATGTCTCTTAGAGGCGTTTTAATCTGTCAAAGGTGTATACCGTTATGTATCGTTTTGTATCACTACGTTTTTGTGTTTTTATTACCATGTATGGTATATGTTTTTTACTGAAAATAATTTTATGGTAATAGACACTTTGGGACCCCCCCCCCCTAAAAAAATTCTGAGGCCCTTTCTGAAAAAGTTACTGACAGACAGTTTTGAAAGAAAAACTTAATAAATACAAAATGAAGCGAGGTGGAAAATCATGTCAAAAAGGTAGCGAAGCAGTATCTGCGATGAAAGGCGGTGCTGCTATCATCACAACTGACGACCGTATATCGAATCAGCCCAATACAGACGACCGATACAAAGAAGTCGGCCTGATCCACATCTCAGAATCCGCTACATTGAGTTTGGTTGGAGATATGATGCAAGGAATCTCTAACCTGTTTGGTAAATCAGGCGGCATCGATAAAGTATACAGCGACACACGCGAGAAAGCGTTGAAGAAATTGCTGGACAAGTTGAGCGCTCATCAGAAGATTTGCAATTTGAGAATGGAGGTGTCAAGTATCCATCCTGACCAAATAACATTCAATATGTACGGCACATTGATGGAGAAGAAACGTACTTAAGGACTTGTCACTATAGAAAGAAGAAGCATATTATGTACATTTTTATCGATAATCGGGAAACCGTGTTGAAAGACCGTCTTTCCGGATTGCAAAATGTGGTTTTAGGGAATCTGGATATTGGGGATATCGTCATCGGAGAATCGGAAGCACCTTCTCCGGCTACACTGCGTATGGTGTTTGAGCGGAAGACGCTGGCGGACTTGACGGCTTCGATCAAAGACGGACGGCATCACGAGCAGAAAGCCCGGCTACTGGAATGGCGCAAAGAGGATCCGACACAACGTCGACTGTATTACGTGATCGAAGGCTATCGCCCGGGAATGACGACAGACAAGATGCAGGTGGGGGGCATCTTGAATACGTTGTTTAGGGACAACATTCCGGTATTACTGATGCGAGACGTGGGTGAGACGGCGGCATTTTTGACCGAGACATGGACGCGACTGCTGGCGGATCCTGCCAAATATTTGTCGACGGCAGATCCCAGTGCTGCCTCAGCCACAGGATCGGCAGAATGTGATTACGTGAGCCAGGTAAAGATGAAACGAAATAAAAATATTACACCTGCGACGGTGTTTCTCTATCAATTATCGCAGATTCCGGGGATCTCGGCGAAACTTGCCGCCGGGATTGCTGCCGTGCATCCGACGATGACTGCTTTCGTGCATGCCCTCGATGCGTTCGACACGCCGGAGGCGAAGTCTCGGTATATCGAGAACATTCCGATTGATGAACGTCGAAAGGTAGGCAAAAAAACGGCGGTAAAGATCCTGGAACATTTGTAGGGTTTTCTCTAAAACCACATGGACATCAACTTGCGCCGAGCCGCTTCGTCTTTGACCCACACTTGGGTTTCGGTCACAATCTCGTCAGCTTCATCTATTTCGCGTATCGGCTTGACCAGCTTTGCGTAATAGACGTTATAGGCTACAGAAGGGATATACTTGGCCTCGCCATCCGAGACTTCGTGACGGTACGCATTCAAATACTCGGCAGCTGCTTTTGAAATATCTATAAACACAATTGTAACAAAATATCCGGCCGCACGAGCCGGCTCGATCCATTGTCCACGCGAGTCGGGCAAGGGATTTGTATTATCGATCACAATCGAGCTACCAGCTTCCAAAGCTTTCGCGAAAGCCGAGCGTTGTTTAGCCGGCGTTTTCAAGGTGTCCTGATTAATAATCGTGTATTGAAACTCTGTATGAAGTCGACGGGCAATAGAGCTCTTACCTGAAGCGGGCGGTCCTACCAAGACGAGCAGATGTTGGGAGACTCCACGTCGGGCATACGTTTTCTCTCCAACCCCGATGATCCCTTCTAACGGGTGCACATAGGGAGTTACAGCGACAGCAGGTAAACCCCAGTAAGCCCAAGCCCATTTAAACTTGAGACCCACATTGTGAGCAAAGGCCTCATCAGTATCCATATCACCGACGAAGAAACAATCTTTCTTTTTAAGTTGAGGACACAATTGGTTCGTGATCAGCTTCCAAAGGCCGGTATGGGGTTTGCGATAATAGGGTTCCGCATGCCCTGATACGAGGACAAACGGTACCCCGAGATCGGAGTATAGCATCCCTGCTTTGGTCGTGATATCCGAGCCACTCATTTTTTTCTGGTTGGTGATAAACACGAGATCATAGCCGTCGTCATCATGGAGAGCACGAAGTCGCGCAGGTACATCTTCAGTAAGCCATTTCCAATCGTCAAGAGACTTGGGAAATACGGTCTTGCCTTTGGGTCGGATCAAGGTGCCATCGATATCAAAGATAGCCAGCTTCGGATTTTCTGAGCGAAATCGCGTTTGGCCAAATGCGGCCATAGTATAAGCATCAGATACGCTTTGTAATTGAAACGCCATTGAAATCGCAACTCTTTTATGTACAACTAAAGATAGAAGTTTGTCCAATTTTCACTCACATACACGCAAACCATGACCCAGATATAAAGAAAAGTCGCCTCTTAATAGGCATGCATGAAGGTAAAAGGATCGGTAAACTCACGACGAAAATGTAATTACGAAAAACGTCAAACAACACTCGATGCGTGTCATCAGCAGCGAATTGATCAATTTCATATGCAGGTGTCACAGGAAAACGGCGACATGGATTTAGACGATATTCTGAAAGAAGAGACCGAATACTATACTAAAACATCGGATATCCTATTCAATTATTACGAATCGATTGAACATCAGGACCGAGTAGTACCTTCTAAGTATGTCGAGAAAGCCTCGACTAAGGGGAAGAGCATCATGGACTTTTTCGGGTCATCGCCTCCGAAGAGCGATGCATTAGCTCCGACTCCACATCTGAACAAAGCACATTTGTATGATCGGTATCTATCCGAGACAGATGACAATTATGTTCGGGATACGGAGGACGTGGATACGTCTTTATGTGAGTATTGTGGTTCAGGAGATCAGACCCTATTACTCCAGGACGGTATGATCTATTGTAACGAATGCTCGACTATGCAGTATATTATTATGGATAACGACAAACCATCGTACAAAGAACCCCAGAAAGAAATCAGCTATCTGAATTACAAGCGCAAGAACCATTTCAATGAATGGCTCAACCAGATCCAGGGCAAAGAAACCACAGACATTCCCGAAGAGATTTTCAACTCGATTCTGATGGAGATCAAGAAGCTCAAGATCACAAATATGGCGGAACTCACGCATGCCAAGATTCGTGAGATCCTGAAAAAACTCAAGCAGAACAAATATTACGAACACACGCCTTTTATCTACTATAGGATAACAGGCATTCCAAACCAATACTTGTCGCCGGACCTCGAAGAAAAACTCCGAAACATGTTCGAGCAGATCCAGGTGCCTTTCCTTAAGCACTCTCCGAGCCAGAGAAAAAATTTTTTATCATATTCTTATTCCATACATAAAATGCTGCAATTGTTGGGAGAAGATAAATACCTTAGCTTCTTCCCTCTGTTAAAGAATCGAGAAAAGTTGCATCAACAGGAACAAATTTGGAAGAAAATCTGCGAGGAGTTGAAGTGGAGTTTTATAAGATCAATTTAATTTGGCTTTTCCTCCCTGAAGAGGAAAATTTCCTCCCTAGGGAGGAATGGGGCATTTGACAAAATTACCTATTATAAGCCGTCGATCCAAACGGAAACATTCTATTACCAAGAGGAGCTACATCAAAAACAAATGCCTAATTTACACACGCATGGGAGCACCGGGGAAGCCGACGAGGTTGGCACCGATACCGAACCCAGCACCCGAGCGAGCGGTGGCACCGATAGAGGGAGCGAAGAGGTCCAAGATGGCGAAGGTAGCAGCGGCCACGAGACCAATGAGGACAACTTCTTCGAAGTTCTTCTTTCCGGGGAAGAAGTAGGCCGCAATAGACACAACAAAGCCTTCAACGAAGTACTTGAGAAGACGCACAATAAATTCTTTGAGGTCAAATGAAAAGTTAGATTCACGATCAGCCATGGGTAATTAGTTTATAATGTATCTTGAGAAAAAAAGATGCAAAAAAAGGACTATTTCTAAACGAAACCCATATAAAGGATCTTTCTATAAGTGAGTATACAAAAATGAGTGTATCTAAAACCGTTTCATGTAAAGAAGAAGATTTCCTTGAACAAGATCCTCCTATTCGAGGTCAGAATTTCGTATGTTTATCATTTATCTCTCCAGAAGACATGATCTTGAAGAAAGAAGCTTTCTTTTTTCAGAAATACGTTGAGTCCATGTCTAAGGATTTGAGTTCCATGTTAGATGCTCTTGCAAATAAGTATCCCGATGATACAGATGGGATCAATTCGATTCGGGAACGCTATGCATCAGTATTTGATGCAAGTGTTGTGCATACGGATTATCAGAACTATGTAGCGAGTAATCCTGATCTAGAATCTCAATATCATAGTGAAAATGAGTTTCAGACGAGCATTCGGGGTATCAAGGTGCGTGGATGCTATGATTCGTTGAAAGAGGCGCAGGCACGAAGTGAGGTGTTGAAGCGCCGCGATAATAACAAGTTCAACATCTTTATTGCGCAAGTGGGATGCTGGTGTCCGTGGGCTCCGAATCCGAGCGAGCTAGAAGACCAAGAATATGCAGAGACTCAATTAAACACTATGGTCAAGCAATACAAGACTAACGTGGCTCAACGAGAATCCTACTATGAGCAACGTAAGGACGACCTCATGAAGAAGGCTCTTCTTCAGAATGAACGGGTCAAGAAAGAAAATGAGATTGATGCTTCGAAGCCTGCGTTCACAGTTGAAGTTATTAAAGAAGATGATGTTCCGGAGGATCAACGCATCGAAAAAGATCCTTGGCTGCAACAAAAAGAAGGTCAGTAAATTTCTCCTATTGACAATAGATGAATCTCTTTGTATTGATTTTGACTGTTGTAGGTATATTCATGGTCATGCACGGTATCTATGAAGAGAAGTACCAAGAATTGAAAAAGAATGTTCGCGTAGAGTATCGCTTTGTTCCTCGTAGTTATTACGACGAGCAGCTGTTCCAATCGAACATGATTGATCCGGGTATTAAAGACAAGATGTCTTCGTTAACAGAAGACGATCAATGGTATAATCGCAATGTAGGTCGTGAAATGGGGATCGATCGCATGAAGTTATAGACTGCTATTTATTTTTTAATAAGTGCTTCAAATTCTGCGCGTGTCAGAATCGGAATACCGAGTTCTTTCGCTTTATCTGCCTTGGAGCCGGGCTTGTCGCCGACGACTAGATACGTAGTCTTTCCACTCAGACTGGATCCAACGCGTCCACCGCGGGCTTCGATAGCCGCTTCCATGGCGGCATCGCGGAATCCGGTAAAGACAACGGTCTTACCGGCCCACGTTTGGGGAATCAGTTGCTTGGTTTCTTCTTGCACGGGTGCAGGTTTCATTTGCATTTGCAGATAGGCTTGGAGTCGATTCTCGCGAACAAAGGTTTTGTATCGCGGAATGCCTTCTAAGAAGGCAGTCGCTGTTTTTTCTTCAATGCCGGGGATGGCGATAAGAGACTCTACTGTCGCTTTTTCCATATCTGGAATATGAGAGAAGATTAGATCAAATCGGCGTTTACCGAAACCACGTCCGAAAGCGTTACTGGCCACTAAGATAGTAACCGGATCAGATGATGCTTTAGACATAGCTAAACGAATAGACTCGGTGAGTTTAGTCGCTAGCTTTTCTTTGAAGCCTTCAATTTTAAGGAAATCGGTGACTGTCATGCCTAAGATGGCTTTGACAGTTGTATAGCCGTTTTCGTAGAGTTTTGTGATCACTCCTTCACTCACGCCAACAGCATCGATTTTGTCGAAGAAGTGGATGAGCTGGGTGAGCGCACGCTCTTCAGGGGCAGTGGCAATGATATCAACATGTGTTGCATTCCACGCCCACTCGAATGCCGTCGGAAACGACGCGGTGGTTTGGGTCACAACACGAAGAATATGGGGGATAACATCGCCGGCACGAATCACGATAACACGTGATCCGGGTCCTACACGATGAGTCTCTACAAAGGCCGCATTAAAGAGAGTAGCTTGCCGGATTTCAACCCCGTCAATGACGACGGGTTCGGCTAACTTGGCAATCGGTTTAGCGAGTCCATCTTTAGATACGTTCCATTCGACTTCACCGACAGTGGCTTCGACCTGGTCTTGAGTCACGAGACTCTTAAAGGCAAAAGCGTAATCGGGATTTCCAGATACATTTCGAGAGTGGGGTTGATCATGATAGACAACAACTCCATCAACCACAAAAGGGCTATTGGCTTTGCGTGAAACCAAATATTGCGATAAGAACTCGACATTCATTTGAGATTCATCGATGCGAATGTGCTCGACGACGTGGAAGCCGCTGGTTTGTAACAGCGCCATTTGTTCAGACGGGCTCAAGCCCGCCGGTTGAATGACTTCATATGCCACAAAATCGATGAGTCGCATAATACGTAAATCGGGTGTTTTGGCGTTCATGATACCAGCAACGACATTACGGGGATTGCTACCTCCGCTTTCGGATTCTATTTGGCTCCAATGGACTTTAGACAGAAGCAGTTCGCCGCGTACGACGATCGATACGGATCCCTTCGAAGGGATCCCGCGTAGATAGGGTAGAGCATTAGAAATATCGTGTCCAATTACGCCGTTTCCCCGGGTATAAAGGGAATTTTCACAGAATAAGGCGGAAATTCCGTCGAGTTTATCCGAGACGAGATATGTACCTGGGAAATCCCTGATAAATCGCGAGAGAACCGCAGGATCCGCTTTGATTTTGTCAAGACTACCCATCGTAAAAGGGAGAGTCATTTTGTTTTTTTTTCCGAACACATGCTTAATGCCTGCATGACTGAGTTTAGTGAGAGCCGGGTGATGAGGATCCCGGGTTTCCAGGAGTTCTTTCATAGCATCATAAATTTCGTCAGAAGCGATAGGCTGAGAGCCTTCTTTATAGTAAGCAGTAGCCATTTTCACAAGCCATTTGCCTAATTCGTCATTACTGAAACTTGAAATAGTATCAAGATCAGGAATAGTAGAGGCAGAGGCAGAGATTTTCTTAGGAGGCATAGTATCCGTCAGCTTTAAGGTAGATATAGCATCTGATTTAAATCCTTTTTTATCACATATAGGCTTTATGTACTTTGATGGGAGGTCCGAGTCGTCGCGTCTTCATGGCATTAGGATCATAGGGTTCTTCATCTTCGTCTTTAGCCAATACTCTTGATTGGTTATTGATCCAAAATTGTGGTGCACCTATTCTAAATTGAGGCCGAGTTTCTGCTTTGTACCAGAAGACTTGATCTTCAAGTTTATTTGATTTCGCGGTATTGTCTATAACCATGCATTCAAAATTTTGCGTTACTTGATCGAGTACTTGACAAAATACGTCAAAAGTCGGAAACATCCCGGCATAATGATCGTAAATGCGCTTTCGATTAGAGACGATATTTTCACGTAGAATAAAGACATAATCGATGTTAGTACGAAGAGAAGGAGGGATGCCTAGAGGAAATTGGGATGTAAAGGCGAATAGAATCTTGCTATGTCTTCCGTTCATGAAGATAGAGCGCATGTTCTTATCACGTACCCATGAATTATCATATAAACAATCATCTAAGATGACAAAAGTTCTAGGATCTATTTTAGTTTGACCGTATATGGCTTCTTCTTCGTTTACTTTTTGCATGATCATTTTTTGTCGTTTGTTTATATTTTCAATGATGCCTGGTGCATACTCGTCATGAATGAACACTCCTGGCACGAAATCACCAAAGAATTTATTAGAACTCTCAGTAGGCGAGATGACGGTTCCTATAGGAATATCACTGTGGTAATACATGAGATCTCGAATAAGAAAAGATTTACCCGATCCACGTTTAGCTAACATACAAATGACTTTATCGTCTGCAATTTTGGACATATCGAATTTTTTTAGCTCGAGTTTCATGACTATAGATACGCAATATTTTTTATACTAGAAATTCGGCTCACTGAAAAATGACGAATTAGAAATTCGGCTCACTGAAAAATGACGAATTAGAAATTCGGCTCACTGAAAAATGACGAATTAGAAATTCG